TGGTTGTTCGTTGAATGTCATCGTTTGAATCTTGCTTTTATGTCTTTGGCCATTGCCGTGGTTAATGCCTTATTGAATTGTGGTAATATCTCCTTTCGTGCCATTGTAACAAATGGGAATGGTTCAATACCAAAGTGTTTAATTTTTCTGTTCATCATGAATCGCATTGCGTTTTCATCGGCCTTGCCTTTGAATCGCCCCGTTCCCATATCCCGTGGTTGAATGCGTTTCATCTTTGTCCAATTCCGCATTGATGCCAACGGAATGCCCTTGCCTGGCTTTCTTCCGTTCTGTACATAATCGGCGGTTTTGTTCATGGTAATTCCCATGTCCAACCCTTTGGGTGCGGGTTGAATAGAGTTCACTAATTGCCCCGATGCCACATAGTTCCCACGGAATGTTTTTTTGGATACGGAAATGGGTGTCCAACCTTCACCAACCTTTTTCCACTTGGCACGGATTGAAGTTCGTGGGCGTTTTACTTCCAATAAGGTACGACACGCAATCGCCCATTTGTTGGAATACTCCGCAACAACTTGTTCGCTATTTTTATACGCAATCGCCATCCGTAACCCATGGGTTAATTAACTCAATTCCAACTGTGATTTGGTAACCCGCCAATACTGAATCCAATGTTTCCACAAATGGTTGAAAAGTAATGGGGCGTATGTATTGGATTTGGTTAAAATAATCTTGTTCCGTTTTCCATAAACCCTTTGAAAACCTTACATACAAATCTTGTAAGATGTTTGCATAGTTTTGATTCTCGGTGTATCCGTATTGGCTGTATTCGGTGATTAGGTTTTCTTGTTCGTTTTCCGTTTTCAAAAAGTTAACCCTATCCGCTACCATGATATTCATTTGGATGGTTGCCACTTGGTCGGTTAATGCCACCGATTGAATTGAACAGTGCATCAACGGGAATACCAAAAACGCCTTGAAATCAAATTCGGTTAATGTGCCGTGTGAATAGTTCCACCCCTCCAAATCGGCAATGTCTTTCATCACCTCAAATGCGGTTCCTATGTGATTATTGTTCATCGTTGTTTAATTGCTTTTTGTTCCATCTTCGCAATGTCGCTTTCGTAAGCGATCCACATACAAGCGGAGTGAATGGGTTTTGTATATACTTCTTCAAGGTTGAGGAAACTTCGGTTAGCAAGTCGGTAGACCATTCCAAACCATCCCCATTTTTCGGTAAGTCGTACTTCATCGACACTTCCCCCCTCCTCACCATCGCCAAATACTTCTGGGTAGAATTCAACAAGTCGATTCCTAAACTCCAAAAAAAAAGCAACGCACCAAACGCCGTGTTGCAATCCATGTCCTTGAAATCGTTGTTCAACTCCGCATTATACGGGGTAATTTCATACCTTCCGTTTTGGCCTTCTTTGGTAATGGGGCGATACAAAACAGATAGCACCTTCCAAATATCATTGGGGGTTTTTTGGTATGTTTCAATGTCGATAAATTCACCCGTTGACAATTCATCCATGTTTGGGATGAAGCCGTATTTGATGCCGTTCATTTTGAACCTTGGTGTGAACACGGGTTTTGATTCCAACATCTTGGAAATCTTAATCACACAATCTTTGAGGATGTCAAACGGGATGGCCTTAACCTCACTAATGGTCAATTCACAAAAGATGGCAACCGATTCCAATTGCCTTTGTGTTTCATCCATATCGGCCTTTAATTCATTGTACGCCAACATTTGATGCAACTTGACATCCTTCAACTCCGTGGGTACAATGATGGTTTTTGTTTCAATCATATACCCATAAAACGCCAATAATGGCGATTGTTTATACTAACCTTTCGTGAAGGATCGTGTGAACCTGGGCGTGATACCTTTGCATCTCCTTATCGGTTACCAAAATATCCGTAAATTCCCGAACCGATGAAATAATGGTGGAATGGTCAAGGTGTGAAATGTTGCCAATCTCCATGAATGTCATGTTCAATCTTTTTCGGCAAATGTGGTTGAACATATGTCGGGCATACATTGGTTTGCGCTTCCTTGACTTGGTGATAATTTGGTCGGGTGTCATGTCCATCACTTCACAAATAACCCGTAACACTTCACCCCATGTGGTTGGGTTATCGTTGATGTCCGTTTTGGGTTTGACAATTTCTTGTTTGAGTAACCTCACCTCGCGGTCATGGGCCATCTTGTTTTCAACTACTAACAATCGCAGTCGTTTTATTTCTTGTTTTAAGTTGTGTATTTCTTGGTAATGGCTTGTCATATCAAACGCAAATATACAAAATCCACACGAAATAAACAATTAACGAATATCGTAGTTTCCGTAATTGGATTTGATTCCAAGTGCCATCATCTCATGATAACGCCATGAATCAATCCCGTGATCCGTTCCAATTGGTGTGTTCATCGTTCGCCCCTGGGCATCACTATCCCAACAATAATTCCGTAATTCTTTAATTAGGTTTGTTGATGTGGATGTAACCAAATAAGATTGGGATTGCATGATTTGAATTCCGTAGTTAATTGAATCTTTGCCCTTGGTTACGCCCTTGATTCTTATTCCATACCTCCGTATCTCATCAATTGATTTTGGTTCGGCTGAATCCGCATAAACGGGTACATGGTTGGGCAATGCCCTTGCAATGTCCGAATTAAGCATTCCCGTGCGGTATGCGACTTCATCAACGATTCTTTGACCATTGTATTCATAAACGGCAACAATCGCCGTGGGGTCGTTTGTATAACCGAAATCCACACCGCAACCAAGTAACCTTGCATCTTCGGGAATCTTATCGATGGTTTGCCAGTTGGAAAAGATAACCCCTTGAAGGTTTCCAATCTCACCAAGTCCATATACTTTCCACCAATTTGCCCAATAATTTGATGTTTCAGCCCTATCCCGTGCCTTTTCAATTTCGTTTACAATTGATTTGTCAAGGGCTTCATTGTCTTTGTAGGTTAGTACAATCATTTCGGCATCAGGGTCATTCACTAATTCGCTATCCACCCAAAATTCCGCCACGGGGTTGTAATCCAAGTATATGAATTTGCGGGTACGGATTGCCATTTGGTAGTATGATTCCCAATCAATGTTATTGCACTCATTTACGAATAACACATCACGCCTTGCACCCCTCAACTTTTGCGGTTGGTCGGCTGAAAAGAATTCAATGTAACTATCATTGGAAAAGGTATATGTCAATGATGATTTGTTCCACTTGTTGGCATCGTACATTCCAACCATGTCCATAATTTTAAGGAAATCACGGATTGCACCCCTTCGCAAATGCGGGATGGTTTCCGATACCACGCTAATTTCACATTTTGGGTTTTGAACCGCGTATGTGATAAGCATGGGAATAATACTGAATGTTTTGCTCGAACTTGTTCCACCGCGCACGATTCTAACCCGCTTTCGCAGTTGGGAAATCTTGGTTTGGGCGGTGGTTCTTTGAAGCATTATTTTACATCCAAGTCAATACCATTGAAGATTGGCTTTTCTGTGGTAACATCAATTTGTTGGGTGGGCATACCAAATCCCGAATCCATTAATTGTTTGTATGCACCAACATCACCTTTCCTTGCCTTGTGTATCATTGCAAGTGTTATCAAATCTTCTTGGGATAGTTTTTCCAATTCGCCCGTGATGGGGTTTTTGCTTTCTTGCATTACCTCCAACCACTTCCGTGCGATGGTGCTTCGGTTCTTGCTTCCCTTTGGTCTGCCATTTGGGTTTCTAACCTCACCTGGCTTTGGTGGTATTAAATTCTCATCATTTGCCATGATTGTCAAATTTGTTTCAAATTATTCTTCCAATATATATTTGTTTCTTTCAAGGTCTTTTGAAGACCAAATAGTGCAATCGTATGGATCAATGTAACTTCCCAATTGAATAAAATCCCCTTCATTTATTTTATACCCATAATACTCAAACTTGATTGTATCGTCAATTAAATTTTGTTGATATACAATTCGGTTAAATGCGGGGATGCTAAATTCTTTTATCTTTTCAATAATTAATTTTGCCGTTTCATGCGTTCCGTCAAAGGTATACCCTTGAATAACCATTGTCCGTTTATATGTTTGTAGTTCCATAATTATTCATTTGGTAAAATTGGAATGGGCATCCACATATATGGTGCATTGATTGGTGAATCATCTGTTGACAAATACCATTGCCCGTCTAAAATATAGGCAACCTCTTTGGTGTCAATTAATACCCACACTTGGTCATGTGGTATGGTGTCGCGTGTTTCTCTCCATGCTTTCATAGTTCTAATAATTTCCAAACTGCTTGTTCGGGTGTTGATGCTATTTTTTGTAGTGCTTTTTTTACTTGCTTGTATTCATCGGGCGTGTACTCCAATGTGATTTTTTGGGTATCAATCTTTGGTTCATCCTCTACTTCGTCAATAACTTTTGGCAATTCCAATCCCCAATCTTCCAAATCATCCGCATCAAAATCGTTGGCAAGTGCATCCCAATCCCACGATCCGTAATTGGTGTTGTCGCGGATTAAAAATTCCCTTTGGCGTTCTGCACTCCAATCAACTTTTTGGCAAGGTACTGTTGTGAACCCAAGTTCTTTCATTGCCATAAATCTTTGGTTCCCTCCCAAAATCATATTGTCTTGGTTGATAATCAATGGGCGTACCATCGTCATATCGGGAAATTCTCGGATTGACTTCACCAATTGCTCAAACTTGGAATCGCGGATCGTCCTTGGATTTGCCTCGTTGGGGTGTATCTCGTTTATGTTGTATGCCTCAATCATAATTTTAGTTTTTATTTCTGACATCTTCCCCGAATAGTTCATACAATTTACGGGTTTCTACCAATATAGAACGATTTTCTTTTGCTTTATGATACCAATTGTGGCATTCCATACAAAGATTAATCAAATTTCGTTCGTCATGTAGATGTGGGTGGTTTGGTTTTTCGCTGCGATACACGACATGGTGCATTTCAAATTGGTATGTTGATGTGGTTTCGCATCTTTCACAATAAATAAATCCATGTTCATTTTTCATTCGTTCCCTCATGCCATTACGAATCCTTAAAAATAATCTATTCCCTTCCGCCGTTTTATCCGATGTTCTGGTATACATTCCATTTCGATATCCTGGGTTGTTTTTCCCAATTCTTTTTTCGGTTGACTCCGCAGTCCATCGTCTGCATCTTTTTGACTTTTGATTTTCAACACGGCAATTGGCACTACAAAATTTATCCAAAGATGTGTATGGCTTAAACTCTATTTTGCAAACACCACAAATTTTTGTTTTTGGCTTTTTGCTTAGTTTATCGCCTTGATATTTCTCTTTGCATTTTTTTGAGCAACATTTATGCACACTTGTTTTTTGTAAAAATTCAGTTTCACAAACTATACATTTCATAGTTCAAAGATACTCATAAGATGTTACACATCTACAACTTTTATGTCAACGGCCTGACTTCCACAAACTTCGCACGGGATAAAATCGGTTGTATCATACCCAAAATAATTCAAATAAATTTTTGTATGTTTTTTCATTGTTGATTCCCTTTTCGTATAACCTAAACGCCACCGATTCCGATACCCCCATTCGTTCGCCAATTGCTCGGAATGTGTAATGGTAATCATCGCGTAAAATCATTAC